GGATCAGCATTCAAATCTAGGTTCGGTCCTTTTGGAAAATTATCATAATGGCATGGGAGAATTGGAAACCTAGAGAAAAGTTTGTTAGTGTAATAAAAACACGGACGGGTCGAATTGATAATAAAGAATGGGCCTTTGCTAGTCAGGGTTATTTACCATTAGCACCCTCTCTTTTAAAAGATATGGAGATTGATGTTAAACGAATTTATCATGTTACAGATATTAAGGGTTATCAAAAACTTAAAAGTATTCAAGGCAGACGAATAGATGTTCCGGGATTTACCAAAGGTTCGTGGGGTATTGCACAAGGAACACAGACAGACGGAGAAGTATTAGCTACTTTAAAAGGTAAGGCTTCTGTATTTTTTGAAGGTGATGTAAATACTTATCTTGATCGCAATGGATTAAGGTGGTTATCTCCAAAAGGAAATGTATCAAAACGAGTGAATGATATTGTATATGAATTTGCCATGACGATACTTCCTAAAGTAATAAAGAAATTTGGAATTAAAACTACAACTCCGTCAAAGATAACCATAGATGTTGGAAATTTTATATATGATAAAGATGGTAAAATTAAAAAGCAATTTATGGCTTATTATTATGATGAATCGAAAAAACTTGTCAAAAAACCATTAATAAATAAAATAAATAAAGCACTAGGTTGGAGAGAGAATCAAAATCTTTCTCACAATGAAATTCTGGTACATAATTTCTGGATTACTGATACTAAATTAATCGAATCAGAGGATTTTGGTGTTAGAGCACTAATGAGGCAAAGAGCTGTTGAGGCATCATTAGAACACTTAGAAATAATAGATGCAGCTGATATAGCTAATTTAAAATAATTTACTAAAACTTTTATAAATATGAGGAGATAATGTGGCTCAACAAGTAGTTAAAACCAAGCGTGAAAAGACCAAAAAAGTTACTTCTATTGGACATTCTGTAAGGAGTATGCCAAAGAACAAGCATAAAAGAAGAAGTTGGAAACGATATAAAGGACAAGGGAAAAGACGATAATGGCTATATATACACAGAATCTTTCAAAACATACAAGAACATGGTCTGATCTGGATTTAGATTTTACCAAACATCCTGTAACTAAAGATATTGTAAGAAAAACAAATGTTGAGTCTGTTAAACGATCTCTTAGAAATCTCATACAAACTAATAGATATGAAAGACCATTTCATCCAGAAATTGATGGTGGAGTAACACGACATTTATTCAATTTGGCTACACCAGAAACAAAGCATGATATTAAATTAGCAGTAGAAAATTGTATACAAAATTTTGAACCAAGAGTAGAAGTAGATGAGGTTCGTGTTACGGGAGATTTGGATTCAAATGGATTTAATGTTTCCATATTTTTTACAGTAATCAATTCACCTCAACCAATAGAAATTACATTGTTTTTGGAGAGGATAAGGTAAATGGCAAATAATAAAATTACAGTTACAGATTTAGAATTTGATGGTATTAAAGCAAATTTAAAAAACTATCTTTCATCACAAACACAATTTCAAGATTATGATTTTGAAGGAAGTGGTATGGATGTCCTAATGGATGTTCTTGCATACAATACTCATTACATGGGTTACTATGCAAACATGGTAAGTAATGAAATGTTTTTAGATACAGCATCACTTCGTGAATCAGTTGTATCTCATGTAAAACATCTTAATGTAATTCCAAAATCTGTTGTTGCACCAACAGCATATTTGAATATGACATTTACTCCTTCCGGGTCTCCTCTTTCTCTTACGATTGCAAAAAATACAAAGTTCACAACCAGTCTCAATGCAGTTACCTATAATTTTACCACAACAGCTGCCACATCAATTATTCCTGATAGTGGTGTTTATTCAGTTACTAATCTTCCTATTAAAGAAGGTAAAATTCTTAATAAATCATATACAGTTGATTTGGCAGATACGACTCAACGATTTGTAATTCCAAATACAAATGTTGATATAACTACAATAGCTGTTACTGTACAAAATTCTGCTAGCGATACAACTGTTGAAACTTGGACAGATGGTAATTCTTTAGATGTAACTACAATTACATCTACTCAGAAAGTTTACTTTTTACAAGAAGTAGAAGAAGGAAAATATGAAATTTTATTTGGTGATGGTGCTGTTGGAAAACAACTTGCAGATGGTAATATTATTTTTATTGAATATTTAGTTACAAAAGGAATTGCGGCAAACAAGGCTAGTTCATTTACAGCAGTTGGTACTGTTGCTGGTTTGTCATCTTCTAATTATACTTTAACAGTTGCATCAGTAGCAGGTGGAGGAGCACCTGTTGAATCTATTAATTCTTTAAAAAATAATGCACCTAAATTATATCAGGCACAGAAACGTGCAACTACAAAAGATGATTATAAATCAATTTTATTAGCAGAACGAAATGATATAGAATCACTTACGGTTTATGGTGGTGAAGAAGCAACACCGCCTGTATATGGTAAAGTATATATTGCTGTTAAACCAACTGGAAATACATCATATAGTAATACGACTAAAGATGAAATCAAATCATCTATTCTTAAAAAGACAAATGTGGTAACTGTTATACCAGAAATTATAGATCCTATTTATTATTATTTATTGATTACTGCTACTGTTAATTATGATCCTGTTACTTTATTGACAAATGAAGATACATTGAAATCAGCAGTTGATACTTCTATCTCAAATTATTTTACTTCAGATTTAAAAAAGTTTGATCAAAAATTTCGATATTCTAAATTAACTAAACTGATTGATAACACAAACAGTTCTATCCGAAATAGTAAAACATCTATTAAATATCAAATGCAAATAACTCCAGCAACATTAGCTACTGTAGCCACTTATACTTTGGAGTTTAATAATCCAGTAACTAAGAGTACAGTTGTAAGTACTGCCTTTACTGCAAGTGATGGTAATACATATACTCTAGTAGATGATGGTTTAGGAATTATTAAGTTAGCAAGATCAACATATACAACAAGTGGAGTTACAGTAGACAATCCAACAGTATATATGACACTTACTGATGGATCGGAGAATCAAGGAACAATTGATTATACTACTGGTAAAGTAGAGTTAAATAATTTCAATCCTTATACAATTAGTGATTCATCATCAAGTATTCGTTTTACAATAACACCAGAAACTAATAATCAAGATATTACTCCTCTGAGAGAACAAATATTAACAACGGATATAAATGATTCAACAGCAATCGTAATTAACATGGTTGCAGAAACAATAATTTAATATGGCAAGTAATCCAAATACACCAATACATCCTTCGTTTGATGAACGAATTTCTGTTCGTGTAGAAGGACAGTTACCAGACTTTGTTAAACAAGATCATCCTACATTTGTAGCTTTCTTGGAAGCTTATTATGAGTATCTGGAACAAGTTGGTAAGCCGTATGAAATTCTTGGTAATCTTCAGAATTATTTTAATGTTGATAAAACAGTTGATGATTTTTTACAATATTTTAAAACACAGTTTGGTAAAGATGTTCCAGAAGCAGTATTTGCAAATGCAAATAAACCTCATGTAATAAAACGACTGCGTGATTTTTATCGTGCAAAGGGTAGTGAAAAATCTTTTCAGTTTTTATTCCGATTATTATATAAAGAAGAAATTGAATTTTATTATCCATCAAAAGATATGCTTCGTATATCAGATGGAAGATATACTAAAGACAAAATTTTAAGATGTGTTGATACAAGTGCTACTGGTGATGCTGGTTTTGATTTAGTAGGCAAAAAAATTACTGGTGGAACATCTAATGCTACTGGAATTGTTGAAATAGTAATAAAAGAAATGATGGGATCATTTGAAGTTTCTACAATTTATCTTTCTAAGGTAATTGGAACATTTCAAGCAAACGAAACTATTACAGATGGAACAAATACGTTTACTCTGGATAGTATGGTAACAGGATATAATGTAACTGCACCGGGTAATAATTATAGTGTTGATGATGGTATTCCGATTGTAGGTGGTGGTGCAGGTGCTACGGGTGCGCAATTTTTAGTTGAGAGTTTGACAACAGGAAGTATTTTGACAACAACTATTGTTGCTGGTGGAAGTGGTTATGTTGTTGGTGATAAACTAACAATCAACAATACTGATAAATTAGAAATTGATGGAAGAACTTGTAGTATACTTGTAAAAACAGTAAATGGTTCTGGAGCAATTACAGCACTTACTATTGAACATAATGGATATGGATATAAAGCAACCCCAACTGTTTCTGGTGGTGGAACTGGAACGGGTGCAAATATTACATTAGCAGGAACTGGTATTGGTGGAATTAAAACTCTTAAAATAGTTAACAACGGATTTCATTATACACAAGTTCCAACTGTAAATTGTACAACAAAAGGTGATGGAACTGCAGCTGTTACAGCAATAATTGGTGGATATGAAAATGAAGCTAATACAAGATGGATTGGAGATGATGGATTTATTTCAGCAGCAAATTTTATTCAAGATAGTAATTATTATCAAGCATTTTCTTATGTTATTAAGGCTGGAAATACGATTGATAAATGGAGAAATTATGTTAAACGATTAGTTCATCCATCTGGGTTTGCATTATTTGGTAGAACATTAATTACAGGATTGCTTGGAACAGGATTGAAACTTGTTAGACCACAAGGTACAGTTGTTCCAGTAGGACAAAAATATTCATCAGAATATTTTCAAGCATATCCATATACGATTGTGTTTCACGACGGAGATATTATTCCTCCTGTTCGATTAAATATGCAGCTTCAACAGGTTTTACCAGAATGGCCTTCTGGTGCCGCATGGCCACATAATGGTTATCAGAACGGAAATGGTGGACATTCTGATTGGCATTTGTATGAGGTTGATTTAGGGATTATCTCATTAAGTGTAACTGGGCTTGATGATTGGTTGTTTATTCAATCACCAACGCTTACTACTGATAATTTTGGTTTAATTACTGATTTAGGCATTCAGGCTGCAGAAGATTGGGGACAACTTTCAAGTGGTATTGCGGGGGCCTTGCAATTAGGACCTTTGCGGAGACAAGTAGAACAGCAAAAATTTAATAAACAGGGTGGTTATAGTAAAAAAATAGGTGTTGATTTGGGTGGTGGTTATACGATTGAAAATTTTAAAAATGAGCAGATTTCCAGATATGTTACAACCAAGAATGAAAAACAAAGAATTACCATGAATAGCCACATAAGTATTGTATAAATATTATAAATATAAGAAATTAACAAGAGGATTTGAGATATGCCAGCAATTATAACAAACGCATTTAGAACTTATAACGCAGATAATTTTATTAAAGCATTAGAGGCTGATACAGCTTCTACTGGGGATGGTTTAGGAAATAAATTGTATCTAATGATAGGAAAAGCTGATAGTTGGTCTGGCGCAAGTACGGGACAATATGCAGAAACTAATCCTTCTGACACATCAATTCCTACTCCAAAAGATACAACAGTAGCACCATTTATTCATTATAATGATATGATTGCTGCCAAGTTGATTAGCTCTACAGATGTATCTCATGTTGTTAAGAGAGTTAATTGGACTAATGGAACAGTTTATGCAGAATATGACCATAACCAAGATGATCAGATTGACCAGACATTTTTTGTAATGACAGATCAGTATAATGTGTATAAATGTATTAGTAATTATGATGGAGCTGCTTCTACTTCCAAACCAACAGGACAAACTGATGCTATTATCAATACACCAGATCATTATCGTTGGAAGTTTATGTATGAGGTTCAGCAGGCAGATGTTTTGAAATATGTAACGACAGATTGGATTCCAATTAAACATCTTACATCAAATGATGGTACGGCACAATGGACTGTACAACAAGCAGCTGTGGATGGAGCATTGGAACATATTGATGTAACGAATGGTGGAACAGGATATGTTAATACAAATACTGGAACAGCACTGGCTGGTAGTACATCAACTACAATTAAATTAGCTGCAAC